GCTTGACGACGGAACGCCAAAGTACTACAATAGTAACATCCTCTCCAGATACTTCAGAAAAGATTATTATGAAACTTGATACGACTGATGAGATTGTTGCTCATGCTAGAGAATGGGCTATCGATAAAGTAGAATCAGCAGAATTGGTAGGTGATAAGATTGCATTGTATGCAGAGTTTGAAGATTGGATTGAATTGGATGACGTGGAAAACATTGAAATTATTTCTATAGAAAAGGAAACTGAAAATGAAGATAGGATTTAATTGTAGTTCTTGTGATTTATTTCATGCAGGACACGTTACAATGATGAAGATGGAGAAGCAGTTGTGTGACTACCTTATAGTTGCACTTCAGGTGGATCCCACAATTGATAGACCTGGTGTGAAGAATAAACCAGTTCAATCAGTCTATGAAAGATATGTACAACTACAAGGATGTAAGTATGTGGATGAGATTCTAGTCTATGAGACAGAGGCTGATCTCCTTAATTTACTTCAGACCCAGAACATTGATGTAAGATTTCTTAGTGAAGAATATAAAGATAGAGACTTCACAGGAAAGCAATATTGTATAGATAATGGTATAGAATTATTTTTCCATCTCAGAAGACATCAGTATTCCTCCACCGAATTAAGGAATAGGGTGTATGAATTAGAAAAGAAAAAGAGAGATGAAAAGGTAGAGAGTAATGTAGAACAATATTCACCCGAACTATTAGAAAAGTATTCGCTTAAAGACAATGATCAAGGTAAGATGTAAAGAGTGTGGTAAGGAGTTAACTTCAGACGCAGGAAAGACTTTAGCATGTGGGTGTCCTAACATGACGACCCTAAAAGGGGATGTGGTAAGTGCAGTTGACTTAAATAATGTTATAATGATAAGATCCAATGAAGAACCTTCTCTATCACAGGGTCTTACTTCTCAAGACCTTCAGTGGCAGGAGGAGAGACGAAAACGTAAAGTACGTAAACTAAACTTCGAGGTTAGATGACAGAAGAAACCATTACCAATCTTTGTTATACTAAAGAACAAGTGGATGCAATGGTAGCAGAAGCTGTGGAAGAGGCAAGAAGAATTGATGAAGCCTCAATGGCAGAGCATAATCTCAAGGCAACCATTATTAGTATGGTGCTAGGATTCATTTGTCTTGCATTATTTCTTGATGGAACTTTGAGATTGCTTGGTATTATTCCACCTTTCCTTGATATAGATATAAGTATAGTTGATAAGATTGCTGAAAAGGTTCAAACAGAAGTAATGCCCATGATACAAGATGCTTCTCAGAAAGCTCAAAGATATATACCAGGAAGATGATTGATATTTCTTTCAGTTCATTGAGAGTTTTATTTATTATGATATTAACTGCTTTATGGTTTTACTTGTTAGTAGATTCTTTCGAGGATAAAAGTAAATGAATCCTATTACGGACATAGTTTTTTCATTAACATGGATATTCCTTTTAGTATGGGCAGTTCGTTCTGTTATTTCAGGAACGAGATCTCAAGCTGTAAGGAATTATAATGCTGATACATGGACAACAGAAGTAACTAAAAGGATTCATCCTGAGATGATAGATGTAGAACCTGGTGAGCAATTACTGGGAGTAAGTTTTGAAAAGAAAACAAGTTGCGATCTAGAAGAATATAAAGCTTTACAAGAGAGAATTGAGGAATTAAAATCCGAGTTGGAAGATCCTTGGGATGACGAGGATGATGATGATGGAAATGTCCCTGCCCTTATAAAAAGATGAGAACACAACGTAAAGAAAACTACTACTATGTCTTCTGGACAGTAGCAATGATAGCATTCATAGTACCACAAGTATTCACTGCATATGCGTATATGAATATTAAATCCCTTCTTGAAAAACCTTTTCAGATTGAGATTGTGGAACCGTCTAAAATAAAATTGGGGTTATGAAATCTTTATTTAAAATTTTCTATACAAAATGGTTCAGGTCTGCTCCAGTGGTAGCAACCATTTGGTTGACTCTTACAGCAGTTATTCTTATTGAATTTAATTACTTCTTCCCAGACCTTCTGTTCCATCCAATGCAATGAAAGCAATCTTTAATTACTTAAAAGAAATAAGAGATACTGCTAAATATATGCTACAGGGGTTAGAAGTAACCTTTGATCATATGAGAAGGAGACCTGTAACCATACAGTATCCTTATGAGAAACTCATCCCCTCTGAAAGATACAGAGGTCGCATACACTTTGAAATGGATAAGTGTATTGCTTGTGAAGTATGTGTCCGAGTATGTCCAATAAATCTCCCAGTGGTCGATTGGGTATTTAATAAACAAGCAAAGAAAAAAGAACTAAGAAATTATTCAATTGATTTTGGGGTTTGCATATTCTGTGGAAATTGTGTAGAATACTGCCCCACCAATTGTTTAAGTATGACGGAGGAATATGAACTTTCTACATTTGATAGGCACTCACTCAACTTTGATAATGTCGCTCTTGGACGATTGCCCACTAATGTTACAACTGATCCCTCAGTTAGGGCCATGCGTGAACTGGCTTACTTACCAAAAGGGGAGATGGATCCGCATGAAGTACCCGATAGCAAACCCCGTGTAGGTGCAAGATGATTTTAGAAACATTTTTAATAGCAGCAGCATTACCTTTTGTTGCACTAACAATTTTCTTTGGAACAAAGAACGGTTATTATGATAGTGATGACTATACTGGTGATGGTTGTGCTCACGACGTAAAACGATGACCCAATTTTTACTTTTTATATCTGCTTTTTTAGACTTCTGGTTTTTACCTTTTGTCATTGGTCTAGTTGTTTCTATAATTATAGAGCAGATCTTAAGAGCAAGAGGTAATCAATATGATCCTAGAGCTGTAAAGAAGGTAGAAACTGCTACAAGAGTTAGAAAGTTTCTATGGAGACAAAATCTTATTCTTAACTTCTCTTGGTTCCTATGTTACTTTATTTTAATGTTCCTGCTCAGAGGACAATCAACACCAATGCCTGACATGATATGGCAAGGATAACTATATAATATTAAGATAGAGATTACCTATGTTTAACCTTAATAAAAATGATGAACCTTTACTTAGAGAGGTGGTTGGTGATGATAAGAATGATGATAAAAGAAAGGTTATTATAACGGAAGATGGTGAAGAGGATGGATTGGATTATGAGGATCAACTTTTAACATCTTGACTTTTTCTTCCCTACCCACTATAATACTTCTGTAATCAATCAAAGCAATGAAGCTTACTTCTAAGTTCAAGAAAGACATAGGCATCCTTCAGGGTGCTGCCAACAAAGAATTTTATTTAGATGTTAGAAACCCCAAACTGTATAAGAAAGTCAAACGTTATTATGTCAGTGAAGGTCTAGTAAACCTTTCTGGAGAAGATCCAGAAGCAGATTATGAAGCAATAGTTGAGTGTATTTCTGAAGATCTAGCATCAGAAGTAGTTTATAGTCAAACTGCTAATCCAAATGCTACAAACTCTGAATTTGATGGTTATCGCTAATGAATGTTCTACTTGAAAGATATCCTTATCGTTATGTTGAGAACGGTACACTAGAAAACGGTAAACCAGATTTCCGCATCCAGAAGATGGATAAGTATTCTCCCCGATGGAAGGATATGTATCTATGTGATAATGGTATGCAGTTGACCTATGCTATGGAAGATTTTGAATACACCAAATGGCTTGACCCTGCAGGGGTTCCTTGCTACACTAAAGACGAAGCACAGAGTTACTCATGAGTGAAGACTTTTCTCGCATAGCATCAGCACTTGAAAGAATTGCTGACTCTCTTGAAAAAAAATGGCACATTGACATAGATCATGGTCATATTGAGAGAATAGATAATATTGAACATGGAGACATAGACACACATCATCATTCATTCTAATCATGCCTAAAGAAAAACCATATGTTCCTGTAGTGGAACCAAAAACAACTTCATGTGTAGAATACATTGAACTTGGTAGGACTGTAACTCCTCAACCAGTATTCAAAAAAGATACTATACGTGTTAGATTACTACAAAGAAGTTTGGGTAATCCAGCAGAAACCTTTGATACAGAAAAGCATTGGGAATATGATGTTCCATGGCCTGTAGAAGAAGTTAAGGTTGAAGAAGTAGTTGTAGAGAAGCAACCCGAAAAGAAAAATATATTTCAAAGAGTTACTTTATAAATGAGATTCAAAGCCCTTGTTCACGTCAGATTAAGAGGATCTGTATCTGATGCTGCTGGTAATGCAGTTATGAATAATACACAAAGAGTGACTCCTAATCATCAACCACATTTGTTGAGGATTGGTAAGTGTATTGATTTTTGGTTTGATGCAGAGAGTGAAGAGGTAGCAAGAGCAGAGATGGATGAATTATCTGATAAATTATTTGCTAATACTGTGATAGAAGATTGGAGTTATGAACTAGAGGAGACTGAAGAGACTGGTATAGGAAACATATCGAATGACAATGCTGGTACATCCAAGCATCACTTGTTCGATAAATAAATCAGAGTTTAGAAAATTAATCATGGCAAAAGGAAAGGCAGGAGTCTCTGCAAGTGGAGCATCTATGTCAAAGTATGACGTAGAAGTAGAAGCAAGGTTAACAGCATTAGAAAAAGCACTTGCAGATCTTGCAGTGAAATGTGAAGAAAGATCTTCTGGTGGTTCAGATGAAAGAGTAGATAAAATGTATAATTGGTTTGTAGAAAACGCTTAATATGGGCAAGGAGGGGTTGCATAAATCCCTCTTTTTCTGTATAATACATATTATAACTATTGTTTTATTATGAGTGAATATAAAAAGACTGCACTGGTGTTAGGTGCAGGTGGTTTTATAGGAAGTCACATGGTCAAGAGACTTCGCTCCGAGGGATACTGGGTGCGAGGGGTAGACTTAAAGTATCCAGAGTTTTCTGCTACACAAGCAAATGAATTTATTACTGGAGATCTTCGTGATGTAGATTTTGTTAGTAGGGTTATATCTTTTCATGGTGAGCAAGGTAATTTTTATGGCACAGTTCCATTTCAATACATAACACCATTTGATGAGATCTATCAGTTTGCGGCTGACATGGGTGGTGCAGGATTTGTATTCACTGGAGAGAATGATGCTGAGATAATGCAGAACTCTGTTACTATTAACTTAAATGTTCTTGAAGAACAGAGGAAGATGAATGAGAGTTATCCAAGATTAGATAGACCTGTTCCTGAGAACTTAGGTAAGACAAAGATATTCTATTCTGGATCAGCATGTATGTATCCAGAGCATAACCAACTTGATCCTGACAACCCAGATTGCCGTGAAGATTCCGCATACCCTGCTAACCCAGACTCCGAATATGGATGGGAAAAATTATTCTCCGAAAGATTGTACTTGGCTTACAATCGTAATCATGGCATTCCTGTTCGCATTGCCCGTTATCACAATATCTTTGGTCCCGAAGGAACTTGGGACGGTGGAAGAGAGAAAGCACCAGCTGCAATCTGTCGCAAAGTCGCTTATGCTCCGAAGCGGGGTGGATCCATCGAGGTGTGGGGAGACGGCCTACAGACTCGTTCCTTCTTGTTCGTTGATGAATGCGTCGAAGCAACTAGAAGATTAATGGATTCAGACTTCCTTGGACCAGTAAACATTGGTTCAGAGGAGATGGTAACTATTAATCAATTAGTTGATACTGCTGCTAAGGTTGCTGGTAAAGAGATAGAAAAGAATCATATTGATGGTCCTCTAGGAGTTCGTGGACGTAATTCAAACAATGATCTCATTCGGGAGAAGTTAGGTTGGGATTATTCACAAACTCTTGAAGAGGGTATTCGTAAAACCTATAAGTGGATACAGGAGCAAATTAAAAACCAATGAAAGTAACTATTTTAGGATCAGAAGGACAGATTGGAGCCTACCTTTCTGAGTATCTTGAGAAAAAAGGACATGAGGTAACAGGTATTGATGTAGTTTATGGTCCTGAAAATGATTTACGTGTGACACCAAACACCTATGTTGAATCTAAAATTAAGGATGCAGACTTTGTATTCTTTCTTGCATTTGATGTAGGTGGTTCACGTTATCTGAAGAAGTATCAACACACCTTTGACTTTGTGAATAATAACACAAGGGTCATGGCAAATACTTTTCGTTTATTGAAGAGGTATAATAAAAGATTTGTCTTTGCATCATCTCAGATGAGCAATATGAGTTACTCTCCATACGGTGTTATGAAGAGAGTTGGTGAACTTCATACTACTGCATTGAAAGGACTTACTGTTAAGTTCTGGAATGTGTATGGTATTGAGAAGGATATGGAAAAGGCTCATGTGATTACTGACTTCATTCGTAGAGGATTTGAAGAAGGTGAGTTTGAAATGCTTACGGATGGTACAGAACAAAGACAGTTCTTATATGCAGAAGATTGTTGTGAAGCACTAGAGACAGTCATGGAATGTTATTCTGATTTCAAACCAGAAGATCCTCTTCATATTACATCATTTAACTCTACTTCTATTGCGGAGATTGCTGCTATTATTCAAGGACAGTTTAATTTGATTGATAGATTTGATGTAAAGATCAAACCAGGTCTTGCAAAAGATAGTGTGCAGATGGATAAGAGAAATGAGGCAGATACTTATATTAGTGGATGGTGGTTACCAAAGACCAGTATAGAGCAAGGGATTGCTAAAGTCTTTGCTGAAATGAAAAAGGATTATTCATGAGTTATTCGTTATCACATTGGTCTGGAAGATTAGGTAATAATATTCAGCAAGTGGCTAACTGTATCATGCTTGCTGAAAAGAATGGTGGGGAGGTGAATCAGAATTTAGACCATGATATAATTGGAAAATTTTCATATAAGTTTGGTGATAATAATGAGTCTGCATCAGGGAGATTCTATGCATGGGAACCTTTAGCACATTGTGATAAGGGAATCTTTGAAGGTGGTAATGAGATAGGAATGGATAGGGATTATGTCTATGAGAATATAAGGAGGATATGTAAAGATTATCTTGCTCCTCATTTAAAACTTCCTGAGAAAGAACCTATTGGTGATGATACTATAGTAATGCATCTTCGTAGTGGAGATATGTATTTTAAAGTATTTGAAAGACCTATAAACTATGTTCCTAATCCCCTTATCTTTTATACCAATCTTATTGAATCCTTTGATAAGTGTATTCTTATTACAGAAGAAGATAGGATGAATCCAGTTATTCATGAACTGGAGAAGATAGATAAGGTACAGATACAGATTTCCTCAGTAGAGGATGACTTTGCTACTCTGATGAGTGCAAAGAATCTTGCTTTATCAGGTGTAGGAACTTTTGCGATGGGAGCAGCTCTCTGTTCCAGTCAATTAAAGAATCTATATACTACTGATCTATTATTATCTGAGCACTTAAACTACAGTATGTTTTTTAATACTGATGTTAAGATGAATGTGATGGAGTTGGAGAATTATATTCCCGTCTATCCATGCAGTTGGAGTAATAGTGAAGAACAACGTCAATTCGTTTTAGATTATCGATGAAAATATTCGTAACTGGATGTGCAGGTTTACTTGGTGCTAATTACACTAGACATTTACTTGCTAATGGTCATGAAGTAATTGGTATTGATGATCTCTCTGGAGGGTACAAGGCATTTGTAACCAAAGGGGAGAACTTTTCTTTTGTAAAACTCAATCTTGAAAGAAGAAAAAAGATTGTAGATCTTTTTGAGGAGCATAAACCAGAAGTGCTAGTTCACTTTGCTGCTTATGCTGCAGAGGGGTTATCTCCTTTCATTCGTAATTTTAATTATAGAAACAATCTTATTTGCTCTGCAAATTTAATTAACGAATGTATTAAGCATGACACAAAATTTATTTTCACTTCAAGTATGGCTGTCTATGGGGAACAGGAACCTCCATTTACAGAAGATAAAAGACCACAACCTATTGATCCATATGGTATTGCAAAGTATGCAGTAGAATGCGATCTTAAACTAGCACATGAGCAGTTTGGTCTACGTTATAATATCGTTAGACCACATAATGTTCTTGGTATCTATCAGAACATATGGGATAAGTATCGTAATGTAATTGGAATCTTTATTAGAAAGACTCTTAATGGTCAACCTATCCTTGTCTATGGGGATGGTGAGCAGACAAGAGCATTCTCTGATATCAAATATTATATGGAACCTTTTGATAGGTTACTGACGGAATATGATGGAGAGATCTTTAATATAGGGGCTGATAAACATTTTACTCTTAATGAAGTTGCAGATGCAGTTCAGAAAGTAGGTAAGAAGTATGGTTATGAAGTTCCTATTGAGCACGGTGAACCTAGACATGAAGTAAAACATGCTTACTGCGATCACACAAAAGCAAAAAGTATGCTACAATTCAGAGATGGAACTAACCTTGAGGAATTGATTGAAAGTATGTTTGTATGGGCAATGAAACAACCTAATCGAAAGGTTAAAACTATGGAGTATGAGGTGACCAAAGACATTTATGATTACTGGAGGAATTAAAATGGAGGTACATGAATTAGAAGGTGATTGGCCTACCTCTCCTAAGTGGGGTCCAAGATATTCCAAAGAGAATGATCACAGTAGGTTAAGACTGGATTTTGCAGGTTCTGAAACAGTAGAGAATAATTACTCTCAAGCATTTCAGGACATGTTTGTATTGTGTATGTTGGATGGTAAAAGAAATGGAACGTATTGGGAACTGGGTGCAGATAAACCTAGAGTAACTAATAACACCTATATTTTAGAATCAGAATTTGGATGGACAGGAAATTCTTTTGATATTGAAAAGGAGAAGGTAGATTATTTTAATACTCAAAGAAAGAATAAATGTATCTATGCTGATGCAACTACATATGATTATGCATCACTGGGTTATCCTGATCAGATAGATTATCTTTCACTTGATTGTGATCCTGCAGATGTAACCCTTAGTTGTTTAAAGCAATTGCCTTTAGACAAGCATAGGTTCTCAGTTATTACATATGAAACTGATGTTTATCATGATGGTGCAGACTATCGGGATGAGCAACGACAAATCTTACAATCACATGGCTACCAATTGATGGTGAGGAATGTTATGAATGAGGGTAATCCTTTTGAGGATTGGTGGGTTGACCCCACTGTTGTCCCAGAAGAAAGGTGGAAACCTTTTAAATTTGGTAGTTTAGGAACTGAAGGTAGGGAGGTTATTCTACTATGAAAGTATTTGATTCGTTTATTTTCTTCAATGAGTTGGATCTCTTGGAGATGCGTCTTAACATTTTAAATGATGTTGTAGACTATTTTGTGGTTACTGAGTCACCATTCACTGTAAGTGGTAATGAAAAACCACTCTATTATCAGGAGAATAAGGATAGGTTTGGTAAGTTTAATGACAAGATTGTTCATTATGTTACTGAAGAAATCCCTAATGATTTCAGTGGTATGTTGGAGAAGACTAAGTTTCATGCAGCATATAAAGACCCTGATCCTTATGGGACCCCTATGATAGATCTTCCTGTAAGATATAAGAGAGCAATTTTTAATCGTAATAATAGTGCATTTGGAATTGAGAAAGCAGGGCCTGCTGATGATGATTTGATTATTACTAGTGATGCTGATGAGATTATTAATCCATATGTATTAGAAGATCTAAGTTGGTTTGATCCGCAATATCATTATGTTGCATACTGCAAGGCATTCTATTATAAACTTAATCTTCTTTATCAGGATGTATGGGAAGGTTCTAGATTATGTACCTGGAAACATCTAAAGAATACTACTATTGATCAGCATCGTCATGATCATCCTAAGGCACATAAGATTGAGAATGGTGGTTGGCACTTTAGTTTCTTTGGTAATGCAGAGGACTTTAAATTGAAGTTAGCCTCATATGAGCATACAGAGAACAATAATGAGCAGGTTACATCTAATGCAGCAGAGAAGATTGAACAAGGTTTAGATCCTCTTGGTAGACCAAATAAGTTGATAACCGTTCCTCTTGATGATTCTTATCCAGAGTATGTCTTGGAGAATCAAGATAAGTATGCGGAGTTTATTAGTGCATGGAACTAATTGAAGGCATCGCAGTATCCGAACTGTGTGATTATTCTTTCGGAGATCAGTCAGGACAGTGGGGAAATATCCCCACTTCTTTTATGAAGGATGCAAACTTAAACAACGTAGAGTTTGCGACTAAGGTATTTGAAGTAAAGAAAGAGAGAGATTATATGACTCTCTTCATTGATAATATAAGACTGTATAAGAGAGATATTAAGGATGTAAAACCAGAGGATAAAGCATATGTAGATTCCTTGATGGACAAGAGTGATCTTCTTAAATTATGTGCTGCCTTCCCTGACATGAGGTTTATTATCTTTACTAACCTTGAGGATACTCCTACCGATGAATATATCTTTGATGCTATACCAGATAATGTTCTATGCATATCTGCGGTCAATGCGATTGCTCATGGTGGTAAGGTAGTCCCAGCTCCTTATGGAGTGCAGAGAAGAATGAATGATGGGGATGATAGAATTGATTTATTGAAGAAGAAAATGTGGGAATCGGATTATACATACCCTTACTATCTGTATGTAAGTCATAAGGAAGATTCGCATGAGGAAAGAAGTGGTATAAAAGAATTATTCAGAAATAATACATGGGCCATTGTTGATGAGAATAGAGTATCTTATAAAGATTTTCTTTTTAGATTGAAGCAATGTAAGTTTATGATATGTCCTAGAGGAAATGCTGTAGATTGTCATCGTAATTGGGAAGTTCTATATATGAGAAGAGTTCCTATCATGAAAAGAGATCCATATCTACAGGAATTATTCAAGAAATATCCTGTTCTATGGGTAGATGATTTTGCAGAAGTCACTCAAACAATGTTGATGGATAATTATCATCTCTATGAACAAGCACAGGATCTAATACTGGGTGAGTTATCTTTACCTTATTATTTCCAAACCACTCTTCACAAGGCTTTATATGGATAAGAAATTAGTTGTATCAAATCATAACTCAGACCTTGAATGGTTGAGTATGACATATGATTATGGATTTTCTCCAGAGAATACTATAATCTATGATCGTAGTGATGAAGAAAAGGATTGGAGTCATCTAGGAGAGAGTCATAGGTCACCGAATGTGGGTGAGAATATCTATGATATGATGAGGTTTATCGTAGAACACTATGATAATCTTCCTGATATAAGTATTTTCATTAAAGGAAATATGTTTCAAAGACCTGAGGAAAGAGGTGGGGAAGAATATTACACTACTCCAGAAAGGTTTACTCGTGCATTACAAGCAGAGTATTTTTTACCGATAGAAAGGTTTCATAATTCTACAGCTGCTGTAGTGAATGGTGGGGGATTTATTCAACCTACATGGGAGGCAGATAGTAATCCAACCATATATTCTAGGCATTTTTCAACATTCCCAAAAATGCTTAACAAATTATTTGTCAATCCACCAAGTTTCAACTATAATAGGTTTGCACCTGGTGGAAACTATGTTGTTCCTAAGGGTAACATTCTTAAGTTTAGTAAGGCACTCTATGAGAAGTTGCAATTCTATTGTTCTTATGAACCTCCTGAAGAATTTCAAAGCACCTCTGGTGAGTCTTACTTAATTGAAAGAGCACTCTATCTTATTTGGACTGAAGACCTAATTGAAAAGTTATGAAATTTCCTAAAGACCCGTTAGATGCTACCATCGTTGCCTTTTTGTGGGCAGATTGGTTTGCCAAACAATGCCTTAGTGTTCCGATGACCCTTTATACAAAGTATGATCATTGGAATCATAATAAAGCAGTAGAACAAGCTGCTAAAGACGCAGAAGAAAATCCTCCTGAATTACCTAAGACCCCAGATGAAAGTAATTGAGACACCTCTTGTTGATGCATCTGTCATCACTGTAGATAAGTATGAGGATGAGAGAGGATTCTTTATGGAGTCCTTTAATGAGCAGCAGTTTATAAAGGAACTGGGTCATTATGAATTTGTACAGGACAATCATTCTAAATCTTCTAAGGGAGTCTTGAGAGGTCTTCATTATCAAATAGAGAAACCTCAAGGCAAACTAATGAGATGTACTCAGGGAGCAGTTTATGATGTCATTGTAGATCTGAGAAAAAGTTCTCGTAGTTTTGGATTATGGTGTGATATAACCTTAGATAATCCAGAGACTATCCTATGGGTTCCACCTGGTTTTGCTCATGGGTTTTATACTTTAACTGAGACTGCAGAGTTTGAATATAAATGCACAGATTATTATCATCCAAAGTCTATGAAAACATTAATGTGGGATGACCCTGACTTGGGTATTACATGGCCTACTCTGCATCCCCCTCTTCTTTCTGAGAAGGATGCAATAGGAGAAACATTTGAGGAGTGTGAAAAGTATGACTAAGTTATCTGTCTATGGTGGTACAGGATTTGTAGGAGGTAATTTCTCTCGCATGTATTATGATGATACTATTGTAATACCACGAGATCAAAGAGAACCTGAGAGTGATGAGATACTCTATCTTATTTCAACGGTTGATAATTATAATGTTCACACTAATATTACATTAGATGTTGAAACTAATTTGAAAGTCTTGTGTGAGACCTTAGATAAGTGTAGAGATCTTGATGTAACTTTTAATTTTATTAGTTCATGGTTTGTCTATGGTGATATTCCATTACCAGCAAGAGAGGACTCTCATTGTAAACCAACTGGGTTCTATTCTATTACAAAGAGAGCTGCTGAAGATTTAGTGATGTCATTCTGCAACACCTATGGTAAGAACTATAGGATACTCAGACTTGCTAATGTTATGGGAGCAGGGGATGGTAAAACATCTGCTAAGAAAAATGCTCTTGCATTTATGGTTGATAAGATGAAAAAGGATGAAGAGATATTTCTTTATGATGATGGAACACCCACTAGAGATATGATGCATGTACAAGATACTTGCCGTGCTATCAAGTTGGTATGTGAGAAGGGTAATTTGAACGAGATATATAACATTGCTACTGGACAAGCAACACCTATAGGTGATATAATTTACAAGGCAAAGGAATATCTAAACTCCAATTCCCCTGTTAAGTCTAGAGAAGCAGCTGCCTTTCATAAGATTGTTCAGGCAAAAGATTGTGCTCTAGACGCAAGTAAACTAAATGCACTAGGATTTAAACCAGAAATCTCTATAGATGACATCGTTGAGGAACTATGTATCAGTTAATTGATAAGTTTATTGAATCTGCCAAGGAGATGGATGATGACATCTTTCCTTTCATGGCAAACAAGAAGGAGTTTGTAGAGGGTAAGAATAGTGTATATTATTCTGGACCTTATTGGGATGACTCAGAGGCAAGAGAACTAATCCACTCCATCATGAAAGGGAAGTGGTTATCATCAGGGGAGAAGGTTAATAAGTTTGAACGTGAGTTCTCACGGATGTTTAAGTTTAAGCATTCTGTGATGGTAAACAGTGGATCATCTGCCAACTTGGTGATGATTGCTGCACTGAAGAAGTATTTTAATTGGCAAGATGGTGATGAGATAATTGTATGTACTTGTGGTTTCCCTACCACGATTGCACCAGTGGTTCAAGCAGGATTGAAACCAGTCTTTGTTGATATCAACTGGGAAGATCTTAATTGGAATCTGAATCAAGTAGCAGATAGTATTACTGATAGAACGGTTGCAGTATTCTCTTCTCCTGTTCTTGGTAACCCTTATGATATTGATAGACTTGTAGAGATATGTAATACTAATAAGATAAAATTGATTGCAGACAACTGTGACAGTCTAGGTAGTAAGTGGAAAGGAAGTTATCTTACAGAGAAAGCAGTAGCAGCCTCTTGTTCTTTCTATCCTGCTCATCATATCTGTACCATTGAAGGTGGTATGGTATCTTCTAATATAAAAGAGATAGTAGATCTAGCAAGAAGTTATGCATGGTGGGGTCGTGGATGTTATTGTGTAGGTCAGCAGAACCTTCTCTCTAACGGAGTCTGTGGCAAGAGGTTCAGTAATTGGTTGGAGAATGACACTGTAGTGGATCATAAGTATGTCTTTGGTGTCAGAGGTTATAATCTGAAACCACTGGACTTACAGGGGTCTGTAGGGTCTGTACAGTTGCTTAAGTTTGATGAGATTCATAGTCTCCGTAGAAGCAACAAGGAAAGAATTCAGAAGGCTTTAGAAACCATTCCTGGTGTAAGAGTTGTAAATGAAAGACCAGAGGCAGAGACTAGTTGGTTTGGTGTTCCTACTGTATGTGAGGATAATAAATTGAAGAGATCTTTGGTTGATTATTTTGAGGAGAATAAGATTCAAACAAGAAATTATTTTGCAGGTAATATTCTATTGCATCCTGGCTATCGTGATCTTGGTAAGGCATCTGATTATCCCAATGCGAATCAGGTATTGGATAAGGTATTCTTCTTAGGGTGTTCTCCTACAATTCATGAGAAGATGCTTGCTTATATTGAGAAAGTAATCGGTAATTATGTTAGCAACTGAGTTTCTTCATGGTCAGGGAATGGGTAACCAACTTTTTTGTTATGTTACCACCCGAATGCTTGCTCATAGACTTGGGTATGACTTTGGTATTAAAGGACTGAAGAGTGCAGGAGATTCAAGAGTAAACCAGAAAGGATTTTACTTCATGGATCTTGACTATGGGAAAGAAGTTCCTGATGATCTAGAAAGGTATGATGAGTATCGTCATGCTCTTAAGACTGATGAGTGGCTGAGAACTGACATTCGTTTGACAGATAAAACACTATTGAATATTCCTGACGATAGAATCATCTATGGTAATATGCAGTCAGAAGATTACTTCTATGATAGATTAGATCTTGTTAAGGAATGGTTGAAGGTAAGAGAAGAATATGATCACATGGACACTAATGATAAGAACTTATGTGTTCTTAATTTTCGTGGTGGTGATATGATAGGGAATCCTGGTGCATATGTTCCTAGAAAGTATTGGACTAATGCAATGCAGAGGATGTTAGAGTATAATCCTAATATGAAATTCTGTATTGTTACTGATGATGTTGCTACTGCACAGCAGATGATCCCAGAGTGTCCTGCATATCATGTGGATGTTGCATGGGATTATGTGGCAGTAAAGAATGCACGGAATGTTATATCAACTACTTCTACTTTCTCTTGTTTTCCTTTATGGACTAGTGAAACATTAGAGTATTGTATTGCTCCTAAACACTGGTTCCATCACAATCTTTCACAGGGATGGTGGAGTCTTGGGTGCAGCATATATAGTTACCCTACTTATTATATGGATAGAGAGGGTAACCTCTTTACACCTGAAGAATGTAGAGTAGAATGGGAAGAATACAAGAAGACATCTAACATTTATGATGGTGATCTATGATTGAATTACCTAATGTAACATTATTTTGCATTTCCTCTGACAATGTAGAGGGAGCCCTGTATGCTTTGAATAAAAGTATGGAGGGTATTAATTTTGGTGCAGTAAAACTTATTACGCACGAAGAACCCGACAACTTACCTGAAGGTATTGAATTTTCTAAATGCTATGAAATCACTTCTATTCACGACTACAATTATTATTGCATCTATAACCTTACCAGACACATTGATACTGATTACTGCTTACTTGTACAGCCTGATGGGTTCGTAATTAATCCTGACAAGTGGGAAATGATTGG